CAGCGGGCCAGTAATGGGTTAAGTGATAACAGGTGTCTGGAAATATAGGGGCAAATCCAGATCCCCTCCACAACACTCCCGTTAACCATTTCCAGACGGAATTTTACCGGTCTGTTTTGGCGGAAAATGGTCGTCTTGCCTATCTCCATACCCCTACTAAAACTTTCTCCAGGCCCATAGATATTATCTTTCCCCATCAAAACGCTCCTTTTGCTTTACGAGATAACCCAAGCGTCGATTGTAGCGTGCTGATGTAAGGCCCATTGCGTTCCGCATCAGAAATCAGGAATTCCAGCACATAATTACCGTCATTCTGAGTGGCCCCCATGTATTGCGGCTCAGCATTGGACGCTTGATTGTTGATGACTACCTGAACATTCAACCCGCCGCCGCCCTGCATATCCTTATTGCTGATGACCTTCCCGTTATCACCGGGGATCATGTACTGCTTGCCGGTGCTGGCCTGGTAAATCTCTGGCTTGCCTTTCTCGCCGACCTGGTACAGGCCTCCGGCTGATACCTGGCCGCCGTTGTAGCGAGCACCGGCAAGCGCAAGCCCGCTGGCAAGCCCAACTGTCGAACTGATACCAGCTGCAGCCGGGCCAGCGTTAGCACCGAACGAGGCGAGCGATGCCATCGCGGCCGCCGGAGCCCAGGCCGATGCGGTAGTTGCCGCCAGTCCGACTGATGTCGCCACCGATGCGGCGCCGAGCGTTTGACCGAGGATGTAGTTTTTCAGCGCTTCGACGCCAACCTGGACAATGCTGTTGATCACGCTGTTCAGGATGGTATTGCCGAGCGACCGCATCGCCTCCTGTGCCGACATTGTGCCGGTTAGCAGGCCGGTTATGGCATTTGAGGCATTCCCGCTAAACGCATCCACCGCACTCGTCAGCATGTTATAGCCGAGGCTTTGCTGGCTGAGTTCCTGCCACATAGCTTCTTGCCGCTTCTGGCGGTACTGCTCCTCAATCTGGGCGCGAGTCGCTTCGACCTCGGCAATTTTCTGCGGGTACAGCGTGGCATAGGCATTCAGGGAAGCCATTTGCTTCTGAAACTGGTCATTCTCTGCGACCACAGGTGATGCTGCCTGCCTTACCTGGGCATAAGCGCTTTCAGTATCCTGCTTCTCCTTCTCTGCTTTTTGCTGAGCCTTAATGGCGGCGGCAACATCGTATGCCTGAGCGGCATATTTCCCGGCCAGAGCAATTTGCTCCTGCGTGGCGCCCTTGCCCAGAGACTGCTGAGCGGAGAGTATGGACTGTTCTCGCGATAGTTCTTGAGACGAATCAGCTGCGAGCATAGCTTTCTGCCGAAGCTGTTCGAGCTTTTGTGCCACAGAAACCGCCGAAGCCGCCTCTCTTTTCCCATCTCTTGCGGCTTCTTCTTGCGCTTTCTTTTTCTCCTCAAGCGAGGCAACAACACGTGATCGAGCTATCAACTCCTCTTTTTGCTGTTCAGTAAGGTCTTGTTGAGAAATCCCGTATTCAATTGCTGCCTGTTTTCCTTTTGTCAGGGCTATGCGCTGGGTTTCTAACTGCTTACTTATCCCGTCAAAATTGCTCTGCTGCGCCTCTGTTCTGAGCGACTGAAGTTGGTTTTCAAGATCTTTTACTGTTTGAGCAGCGTTGGCTGCAGATGCTCCTGCTGCGGTTAATTCGGCCCTAAATTCCGCGAGTGCCCTAGTCCCTGCGGAGGAAGTACTAGTCATAGTTGATATTGCTTGAGATATCCTAGTGACGTTATCCGGGGTTGGATTATTTGCCAATTCATTGAGCATTTTAACCAACTCAAAGGAAGATTGCCTTGATATATCAAACTTACTGGAAAGCATCTCAACAGTATTGGATAAGGTAAGAATCGTTGAGTTATATGCTGGACCAGCCTCATTAGCCTGCTTTATAGCTTCATTGTAATCAGTAGCATTAATTTCTAAAGTACTTATGGCGCTGCCAGCAGCTTTCACGCTCGCCGCGCCACCATTTAAGCTACGGAGCCATGATGATTGTTGCTCTACAATATTGCTAATCGCATCACGTGCATTTTCGACCTCAGATGCATATTTAGCTATTGCTGCATCTCTTAACTGCGTTGCCAATGCTGCATTAGTTGCCGCTAATCTTGCGTAATCATTGGATAAAGCGGCAATGCCTTGGCTGTTAATAACAACAATTTTATTGAGTGATTCCGCCGCAGTTTCAAGATCTTTCATCTTGTCAGCAGAGTTAGTTAAAGATGGCATAAGAACGCCAGCCAGCACAGACCCAAGAGCTATTACGGCACCTACAACAGCCCCACCCGGCCCAAAAGCCCCTGCAAACTGAGAACCTTGTTGACTGAAAGCTACAAGCGCGGATTGCCCACCCTGCACTTGGACAATGAAGTCTTGAAGTTGATATCCGGCCTGCTGAACGCTGGCTCTAAAGCCAGAAGATACACCCTTAGCGGTCGCGCTAACCTGAGTATCAAGTTTATTTAATTGGCTTGCTGTTTTTTGCGCATGATCACCGATGCTATCTAAAGCTTTGTTTGCCTGCTGCTGACCAGTAAGCAATTTAGCCGTTTCAGCCTCTATCTCTATATAAATACCACCGACTTTCTCACCTTCAGACATGACAAGCCCCTAAAAAAGCCGGCTATTAGCCGGCATTAAATTGATTATTTACACATTTCTCTATATGTCTGATTGTATATATCAGTTAACTGAGAAACTAACTGTCTAGAAGTGCTACCACCGGAAAGAAACATTGGGTATTTTGACATTTTAATAAACAAACTATTTTTTGAGTCGACAGCGTAAACAAACCTCGCGCCAATCCTACTAATATCTGATTGCCCAGAAACTATTCCACAAACAACATAACCATCATCATTTCTGTAAACAGACAAATCAGAGAAAGTTAACCCCTTACTTACATTAAAACCATCATCACAAATAGCAACTGTTCTACCCATTGGCGCTAAACCACTAGACGCCATAACTTTCCAATTCCTACACTCATCAGGCTTATAATTCTGTGATAGTTTTTTTGTTACCGTCTCTTTCGCTTCATTTTTTAACTGGGACTCTGTTTTATCACCACATGCAGAAATTATTAATACACAAAGGAATATTAAAATCTTCTTTTTCACATCAAAGCCCCGCGTTCTTTATGAATAGACTTCTCATTCATCATTTCTATAACGCGCAGACCGAAATCGGTTAGCGTGTATGGGCGCGAGAAGAGGTTAATCATCTGTGATAAATGCTTATGGGGGTCCTTCAAAACAGGATCGTCAGGATGCTTTCTCGCATTGGTATGAGCCCCCCCAACCAACCCGAAGACCAACTGTTCAAAAACAACGGTCTTGGTAACTCCGTCATAAGTCACCGTGTCACCGCCGGTTGTTTCTTTTAGGTGCCGTAAATATGCCTTGGCGATTTCTTCACTCAGGCGCTGTAACTGTTCTTGTTCGCTCATATCCCTATCCCCATCAGTAAATGATGCGGCAATCGTAGCAGAGGGGAAGCGATACGACAAAAACCGCAACTACGAAAATCGCGGCGGGTAAAGCGGTGCGAAGATATTCGCATCAAGCAATAAACCCGCAGTTAAGCGGGTTTGATTACCAGAATGCAAATTTGCATTCTGCCTTCAATGCAATGGGCTATGCCACATCAGCGCCGTTAATCAGGTGGCGAAGCGCCTGAACCCCTTCGGCGTTGTAACGGAAAGCTTCAACCTGCTTGTCTGAGTGTCGTGACTTATCCAGAAAGAACTTGCCGTACTGCTCAGTTTTCAGGTTGTGTTTATTAGCCACGCGACCGATCTTGTTCGCAGTGCAACCGAGCTGCGCCGCCACTTCACCCGCCGTAGAATAATGCTCTTCAATCGCTGGCAGTGGCACAACTTCGTGACCGAGAAGTGGATTAACAAGGGTGGCTACGATTACCTGGTTAGCCGATTCACCAAGCCGCGGGAACATTGACATCAGCTCTCGGGCCGATGCGATGTTTTTCTCCAGCGCCTGAGCTTTGAGTTGTTCAGCTTTGGCAAGCCGGTATTCAGTAAGCCCTGAGGTGCTTTTGGTCGGCACCTGGATAGCCTGCATGTCTTCCAGCTTATCAACCAAAGAGCGGCGAACGGCCTTAGACTCACGGGCCGCCACGCGAAGGGCCTGCTTGATCGTCATGTCAATTACCTCAACAGGACGGCCGCCATTGGTGCCGGATGGTTTTACACTTTTTGTGTAAAACTCCCCATCAAGTTCGTCGACTACTTTTTCAATGAACTTATTGTTGCGTACCTCTGGCTCCCCGCACTGCTTGCGAGCCTGATTAACCATCATCAGCAAAGACTGGCTGTCAATGGTTTTATCGGTGACAAAACTGCTTTTTGGTGCTAAATTTAATGAAGTCATTGGTTGGACCCTTATGACAGATTTATGGATAGCCGGCAGCTGCGAACTGTCGGCTTTTCTATTTATGCATCATTGCAACATCTCCTGACGCAGGTGCGGTAATACCCTGCTCCAGTTATCATCCTTCCATGGGTGAAATTCGATATGCGCTGTCTCGCGCTTAATTACTTCTCTTGCCTTGTTAATCGATCTCGGATACTCCTGACCGATCGAATGAAAATGTCCTGCCTGGCGATGCTCTGCCACTCTCAGTAAAGGCGTGACGCTATTGCAGGCTTTGAGCATGACGTCGCTGGCCCGCCATAACCATGCCAAAGAGCAAAGTTCATCGTCACTGAACTGCTTCGCAATCTGAACAGGAAGAATTTCTCGCGGCATCAATTCTCCCTCCAGTACCTTGCCCGCAAGATATTCCATCGCCTCAGCAACTTGTTTGGATGTCAATTCATCAATGTGCTTAACACCGAACTCCCGGTGGATCATTTTGTAAATGGGGTGGTAGTGAACGCCAGTTTTTCCCATGATGCGATTTACCAGTCCACGAAGTGGTGTGCGATCATCTGTTGTCGTTTCTTTCTTACGCGGGCTCTTGACCTCTCCCTTTGTCCAGTATTCGTAAAGAACATCGTCGCACTCTTCCTGATAACGAATAACGTTATCGCGAATTTCAGGGCGGACTTTATTGGGGCTAATGGTCTGGAGCCAAGCAGCCAGTTTGCGCAGAGCAAGGCAAATCATTGTCTGCACCCCGCCGATTGAAGGGATTGCTATTTCCACAATACCTTTAGCAAATCTTTGTTTCAGCTTGGTAAATTGAGAAGCCCAATCCATCCCCATGCCTTCTACAATCGGCTTCATTGGGGTGTATGCCTCACCGTTGTGATCCACAACAAACAGTGAGTTGCCATAAAAAGGCACGTTGATTGTGCGATCTGCAATTGCTAAACTTGTCATGTCAATATTTCCTAAGCCGATTTGTTGATACCGAAGCCCTGGCTATCGCAAGTAGTTGGGGCTTCTTCGTTTCTGTCAGTTGATAACAATCTCACCTTTCTTCTCCATATCCATCACCTTCGCCATGAAGAAATCGATCATCCCTTGTGTTGAGCGGTAGCTTTTCACAGCATTGCTTTCCAGAAATTCACGCACCTCAGCGCTTGGGCGGTAAGAGATTGGCTTGATATCTTTTTTCTTCTGTTCCATTATTCACCTCATTCATTTTAAAAACTCACAGACTCGCAATCTGTAGGATGATTATTATCCTTGATGTTTTGTGTGTCAATGCATTTTAGGTATGCACATATGAAATTTGATGATTCATTTCCTGGCAGGGTAGCTATAGCCAGATCTGCCATTGGCATGACTCAAGATGAGTTAGCCCAAAAAGTTGGTGTGGTAAGACGTCAGATTGCTGCTTATGAGGGCGGAGAGGCTCGGCCAAGAGAAAAAGCGCTTCAGAACCTTGCAGCTGCATTGGGAACGACAACTGAGTGGCTTACGCAAGGTAAAGGATCTGGACCTGATGTCAGCAGCGTCAAACGAACTGTCACTGTGCGTGAAATTCCAGTGCTTACACACGTACAGGCAAGGTTCGAATCGCTGGATGATCTGCTCAAGACGGCATCCATAAAAGATTTCATCCCCGCCCCTCAAGGGGCAAATGAATACTGTTTCGCCGTTGAGATTCAGGGCGATTCCATGTCTTCCGGCGAAGGGATAAGCTTCCCGCCTGGGACAATAGTAACTTTCGATTCATCGCTTGAGGCTGTTTCCGGTGACTTTGTGATGTGCGTTTTGAACGATGATTCTGAAGCTGCATTCAAGCAGCTCATACTGGATCAGCACCAAATCTACCTAAAACCTCTAAACCGCTTATACCCGATGTTTCAGCCTGATTTTATCGAGATTGTGGGTGTTGCTATACATTCTCAGTTCCGCATCAATAGAGATAAACTCACTCCCCCAATGAGCCATAGTGAAGTAGAGAAATTGGTTGAAGAAGCTCACGCTGTTAGCCATGATTTCTGGTCAAACTCTAAATTTGACCAGAACACTCCTTTTGATGAGCGCCTGAAACGACTTGATGAGATTGCAGAGCGCCTTGAAAAGTATGCAAATTACAGCCTTTCGCAGGGTCGATATAAAAATTCGAATGACAAGGATTAAGTGTGTTTAGACTTGACAGAAAAAGGCAACTTTTAACACTTCAAATTTTGTTCAATGCCTATCCCAGGAGCTTGGATGATGAGAATAAAGATGAGCTCAGGGAGCTATATGACTCTCATGATGACTTTTTGGCAAACCTACTCTATCTCGAAGAGCATGGGTTAATAGTAAGTGGGGTTAGGCCTGTAGCAGATGGTTTTAGATACAATACTGATCATATAAAAATCACTGCTAAAGGTGTTGACTTTATCCAGCAAGATGGCGGATTGTCTGCAATCCTGAACGTACAAACCATTAAGTTCCACCGGGACGCTGTCGTCGTACTCGAAGACCTGATCGCCATTTCAAACATGAACGACGAACAGAAGGAAAAAGCCAAGTCGACTCTCGGCGAAATGTCGACGGAAGCCATTAAAACCGTGGTACAAGCCGTGACGACTGCAGGGTTATCAAAGCTGCTCGGGCAATGAAGCAACCCTCCTAAGCAAAAACCCACCAACGGTGGGTTTTGCTTAGGTTCCTGTCAATCCATCATCTGGCTCAGGCTGATCAATTAACTGAGCATTGGTGCAGTATCTTTCTTTGAACCTTATCATCTTCGGTTTTGCTTGTTCCGAAATGTCAAAACCAGACAGGATTCTGTCAAAAACAGCTTCAGCCATATCGTCATGAGTCGTAACTTCGCCAGCTGCGTGTT